CATGGAGCGCCTGCCGGAAGGCATCCGCGCCATGCTGACCCCTGCCGCCACGGATGGCGAGCCGGGCGACACCGATCCGCCGGCCGACGACGATGCCGCCGCAGCCGCGGCCCGCGCCGAAGCCGAGGCGCAGGCCGCCGCGCAAGCCGCTGCTGCCCAGGCCGCCGAGCGCGCCCTGGCGTCCTCGATCATCGCCCTCTCGGCGCAGGCCGGCCTCGCCGCCCAGGCCGACGCCTTTATCCTCGACCCGTCGATCCGCACCGAGTCCGATGCGGCCGCGGCCATCGCCGAGGCCAAGGAAGTCGTCGCCGTTTGCGCCGCCGCCAAGCTGCCGGCCATGGCCGACCGCCTGATCAAGGCCCGCGTGCCGCTGGCCAGCGTGCGCGCCCAGCTGATCGAAGCGCGCGCCGCCCTCGATGCCGCGCTGCACACCAATCACCACATTCCCCAGCCGACGAATTCGCCGCAGTCGGCATGCAGCATCGCCGGGATCTACGCGGCACGTCGCAACCCGTCTTAAACCTTCAGAAGGAAAACCACCATGGCTCTCACTGAAAGCACCCGTCCCGGCGAATTCATCATCGCCGAAGCCAACGGCTCGATCTCCCGCGAGGAAGTCACCATCGTCTCCGGCCAGAACCTGGCCGCCGGTACCGTCGTCGGCAAGATCACCGCCTCCGGCAAGTACACCGCCTACGACGACGACAACGCCGACGGCTCGCAGACCGCTGCCGGCATCCTCTACGCCGCCGTCGATGCCTCCGGCGGCGACAAGAAGGGCGTCATCATCGCCCGCCATGCCGAGGTCGCCGATTCGCTGCTGGTCTGGGCCGGCACCAACGACGCCGGCGACAAGACCGCCGGCAAGGCCGACCTGGCCGCGCTCGACATCATCCTCCGCTAACGCGGCTGATCCGACACCCTGAAAGGAAAACAGCAAATGGCCTCTCTCGACATCTTCAAGGATGACGCCTTCAGCCTGCAGTCGCTGACCAAGGCGATCAACGAACAACCGTATGTCCCCGGCCGCCTCGGCGCGCTCGGCCTGTTCTCGGAGGAGGGCGTCGTTACGACCTCCGTCTCCGTCGAAAAGCTCGGCGAATCGCTCTCCCTGGTGCCCGCCGGCGAGCGTGGCGCCCCGGCGAAGAACACGGCCGGCGACAAGCGCACGCTGGTCAACTTCAACACCATCCACCTGCCGCAGCGCGCCCGCATCCTCGCGGACGAAGTCCAGGGCGTGCGCGCCTTCGGCTCCGACTCCGAGCTGGAGACGATCCAGAACGTGGTCAACAAGCGCCTGGGCAAGATGCGCCGCCAACTCGACGCCACCATCGAGTACCAGCGCATGGGCGCCCTCAAGGGCCAGATCCTAGACGCCAACGGTTCGACCGTCCTCGAAGACCTGTTCACTAAGTTCGGCCTGGTCCAGCAGACCAAGTCGCTGGTGCTCGGCACCGGCACGACCAAGGTCCGCACCAAGGTGCTGGAAGCCAAGCGCCTGATGGAAGACGCGCTGGGCAACGCCATGTACACCGGCGCCCGCTCCTTCTGTTCGCCGGCCTTCTTCGACGCGCTGACCACGCATGACCTGGTGGAGAAGTTCTTCATCAACTGGCAGAGCAACGAAGTCATGCGCCAGGATGCCCGCGCGGCCTTCCTGTTCGCCGGCGTGCTCTGGGAAGAGTATCGCGGCGCGGTCGGCGGCGTCGATTTCATCGCCGCCGGCGATGCCTACCTGGTGCCGGAAGGCGTGCCCGACCTGTTCGTGACCCACTACGGACCGGCCGACTACGTCGAGGCCGCCAACACCATCGGCCTGCCGTACTACGCCATGCAGGAGCCGCTGCCGATGGGCAAGGGCATCGACCTGGAAGCGCAGTCGAACCCGATCAGCATCTGCACCCGCCCGCGCGCGGTGATCAAGCTCACGGTCGCCTAAATGGCCGACGCATTCGCGAGAATGCACACGCGCCTCTTCGCCCGCCTCGGGCGGGAGGCGCTTTTGCGTGGGCTGCCCACGGCCGCGATCCTCGAGCACGGCGTCGCCGTCACCGGCGAATACGGCCAGGTCACCGGCTACCGCAGCTTCGCCACGCTGCCGGTCGATCCGCTGCCGAAGGTGGGCGACGCGCTCACGGTCGACGGCCAGGGCTACATCGTCGATGCCATCGAGGCCAACGACGGCAGCACGGTGAGCGTGGTGCTCCGCTGATGCAGTTTTCGGTCGACGTCACCGGTCTGGAAGCGTTGGCGGCTCGCCTGGCGGCCGCTGGGCTTTCCATGGAGCGCGTCCGGCGCATGGCGATCAACACCGTCGCGCGCAAGACGATGACACGCTCGCGGCGCGAGATCGTCACGCAGGTCAACCTCAAGGCGTCTTACGTCAAAGAGCGCATGACCCTGAAGACGGCGACATCGGCTTCTCCGGTCGCTGTCATCACCGCCCGGCGCCGCGCAACGCGGCTGGCCACCTACGGGGCCAAGCAGGTCACGCGGGCAGCGAGGCGTGCCAAAGGCGATTCCAGGCGCGGCATTGGTCCCGGGAGAAAGCAGGCAGGTGTCTCGGTCTCGGTCAAGGCCGGCGGTTCGCGCAAGCGCATGGATGGGGCCTTTTTCATGCCCCTGCGAGCCGGCCAGGCAGCCGGAGGCAACGGCATGGGGGTGTTCGTGCGTACCGGTTCCGGACGTAAGGCAATGAAGCACCTTTACGGCCCATCTGTCGACCAGGTGTTCCGCGGCGTGGCGGCGCAGATCGTTCCCGATGTCAAGGCGGAGCTGGCGCGCGAGATCCAGCGCCTGGCCGCCGTTCAACTGAAGAAGAAGGGCGCCTGACGATGAATTTCTATGACGAGCTGGCCGTCGCCATCAAGGCGCGCATCCAGGGCATCAGCGTCGCCAACGGTTACCGGACCGACATCGGTCTGCGCGTGTTCGATGGTCGCCGCCGGCTCGACGAGGGCAGCCTGCCCTGTGCGGTGATTGTCGAGGAAGACGACGAGCCGGCCGGCCAGCAGCGGGCCAACGCCAAGGTCGTCGCGCGCTTTGCCGTCGAAGGTGTTGCCAGCTGCGACCCGGACAACCCAAACGTTGTCGGGCGCGACATTGTCGCCGACATCAAGCGTGCCTTGTGGTCTGGCGACCTGACCTTCGGCAACCGGGCGATCGCCTTCGAATACGGCGGCCGCACCATCGCCCCGCGCGAAGACGGGCTCGACCAGGTGTCGGCTGCCGTGACCTTCTCGGTGACCTTCGCCGAATCGCTCGCCGCCGGCTGAAATCCGCCCACAGGCGCGGGCGATGGCCGGCGCGGAAGATGACGATGCCTGAAAGTTTTCAATGCCGCGCGGCATCGCGCCCGGCCAGCCAATCACGAAGGAGTTTCAAATGGATTACAGCTACATCGGTTCCGGCAAGGTCTATCTCAAGCAGGTGGGCTCCGCGGCCGGCCTGATCGAGGTCGGTAACGTCTCCGCGCTGTCCTTCAACGTCACGGAAGACACGAAGGAGCTCAAGGACTACACACAGCCTGGCGGCGGCACCTACAACGAGGTCAAGCGCATTTCGTCCGTCGAAATGTCGATGACCATGCACGACCTCTCGCCGGAGAATCTGGCGCGCGTGCTCTACGGCACTGCCTCGGCGATCACTTCCGGCGCCGTCACGGATGAGTCGCACACCGCCTACAAGGGCGGGTTCATCCCGCTCAACTTCATCCCGACCGCCGCCGCGCCGGTTGTCAAGCACACCTCCGGCACGCCGACCTATGTCGAGAACACAGACTACGAGGTTCGCCCGGGCGGCATCGTCATCCTCCAGGGCGGCGCGATCGCCGACGCACAGGTCATCAAGATCAGCTACACCAAGGCGGCCGCCAATGCCGTCGAGGCGCTGACCAACTCCGGCCAGGAGTACGAGGTCTTCTTCGACGGCCTGAACGAAGCGCGCTCCGGCAAGAGCTCGACCGTCTATGCCTACCGCGTGAAGATCGGCGCGGCTCAAAACATGAGCCTGATCGGCGACGACTACGCGGCGCTCGAGGTCACGGGCAAGCTGCTCAAGGACACCACCAAGAGCGGCGCAGGCATCTCCCAGTATTTCAAGGTCGCGATCGAGACCTGATGCGCCGGGAGGAGCCGGCCAGGCTCCTCCGTCATGACTCACGGGAGAGAACGTGCAGAAGAAAGACGAGTATTCCGCCATCGAGCCGATCTCCGAGGAGGTCGTCTTCCGCGGCAAGTCCTACGTGGTGGCGCCGCTCACGGTTGGCCAGATCCCCAGGTTCGCCCGCGCGCTCAAGCCGCTGGCCGGCGTCGACCTGCTCGGTTCGCTGTCGGCGGCAGACGCCGGGACGATCCTCGCGCTCGTCGCCGACCACGGCGAGAGCCTGATCGAGGCGGTGGCCGTCGCGACCGGGGTGCCGAAGGCGGAGATCGAGGCAGCCTCCGCCGACGAGTTGATCGGCATCGCCATGATCGTGGTCGGGGTGAACGGCGATTTTTTTTCCCGCCGCCTCGCCCCGGCCATCAGCAAGGCGCTGCAGCTGGCGAGGTCTGGGGCTGGGCGGATGCCATCCACGCCCTGATCCGCGAGGGTCACGGCCTGGAGGCAGTCAGGGGCTACACGCTGTACCAGGTCGGCGAATTCCTGGCCGCCGGCGAGCGCCGCAACCGAAGCCAGCGCATCGGTGACGCGCTCATGGCCAGGATGGCGCAGGCCGAAGGAAAGGCCTGGGCCAAGTACATGAAGAAACTCGAAGGAAAGTAGCGTGGCGAACCAGGACGTGCTGATCCGGATCGGGGCGGAACTCGCCGAGTTCAGGAAAGGACTCGATGCCGCCCTGGCAGATGTCCGCAAGTTCGGCCGCGAAGCCGGCAAGGCCGGCCGCATCGGCCCATCCGGCGACGGTGGCCTGGGTCGCATGACGCAGGGCATTGCCGGCGCGGTCACCCAGGTGCGCGCGCTGGCCGGCGCCCTGGCGGCGCTTTACGCCGGTTCGCAAGTCATCCGCATGGCCGACGACTGGGCGAACCTCACGGCGCGGCTCAAGCTGGCGACCAAGGCATCCGACGACTACGTCGTCGCCCAGGAGCGGATTTTCCAGATTTCGCAGAAGACCGGCCAGGCCTTCAACGACACCGCCAGCCTGTTCGCGCAGATTTCACTGTCGCTCAAGGATACCGAGACCAGCCAGGAAACGCTGCTCCAGATCACCGAGACGATCAACCAGGCGGTAGCGCTTTCCGGGGCGAGCCGGGAATCGGCGCGCGCAGCCCTGGTTCAGCTCGGTCAGGGCCTCGCGTCCGGAACGCTGCGCGGCGAAGAACTGAACTCGGTCCTCGAGCAGACGCCGGCACTCGCCGACGCCATCGCGAAGGGCATGGGCATTACTCGCGGCGAGCTCAGGAAGTACGGCGAAGAAGGCAAGATCACGGGCGAGGCCGTGGTCAAGGCGCTGCTCGCACAAAAGAACGCGGTCGACGAGCAGTTCGGCACGCTCCCTCTGACCTTCTCACGGGCGACGCAGCAACTCTCCAACTCCTTCGCCCGCCTCGTCGGCATCTTCGACCAGACGGCCGGCGCGACCGGCGGTCTCGCGAAGGTTATCTCCGAGTTCGCCGACTTCATTGCCTCAGACGAGTTCACCGGATCGGTTATCGAGCTCGCGAACGTGTGGGGGTCGTCCTTCTCGCAGATGGTCGACGACTTCAATTCGGCGGTCGCCATCATCAAGAGCGCGACGCGGGATTGGGTCGGGGGCGGCGAGGATGCGGTCGAGACGCTGGTGCGCGCCTTCAAGGAGCTCCCGGTCAACCTCCGGGCCTCGGTCAAGATCATGGCGACCATCATGGCCGGCATGGTCGACTCGTTCATCGCCGACGCGAAGCTCATCAAGGAGGCGTTCGCGGCCATTTTCACGGACGACACGATCGACGCCGCCGTGGCGCGCCGCAATGCCGCTGTGGCCGCCGCAAAGCAGGCGGTAGGGGATCAGATCGACGACATCCTCGGCGAGCGCGACAAGGAGCTTTCTGACGCGAAGAAGGCCGCCGCCGATGCGACCGCGAAGCTCAAGGCCGCCCGCGAAACAAAGGGCGAAGTCAAGGTCGGCAAGGGCAAGAAGACGCCGGGCAAGGGCGAACCGACCGCCGCAGACTACGCCGAAGCCGAGCTAAAGCTCATCAAGGACGCGACCGAGCGCGCGCTCAAGGAGATCGAGCAGCTTTACGACGACGCGAAGATCGCGACCGATGGCTACATCAATCGCCGGGTCGAGATCCAGCTCGCCGCGATCGAGAAGGAGATCGCCGCCGAGCGCCGGAAGGCGGCCGAAAGCGGAAAGGAGCGCGTCAAGGCCGAAGCCGAGATCGCGATCCTCGAGCGCCGGAAGACCGATATCGTGGCGCAGGGCGAGCGCGACCGCGAGCGCATCCGCAAGGAAACCGCGGCCAAACTCGAGCAGGTCGAGATCCGCCTCCTCGAGCTCAACGGCCATGGCGGAGAGGCCGCAAAGCGCAACCTCGAGGCGCAGTTCAAGGATCTGCTCGCCAGGCTGGCCGCGGACGGCAACGAGGCCGGCGTCGAGCTCGTCAACAACCTCATCAACACCGAGGTCGCCCGGGCGCGCTTCAACGAGCTGAAAGAGGAGTACGACCGCGTCCTCCAGGACCTCCAGCTCCGCCAGCAGTCTTTGCAGAACCAGACCGATGCCGGGGCGCTCCCGCGCGATGTTGCGGCCACTGAGGTGCAATCTGCAAGGCAGCGCGCGATCGAGCAGCTCACGATCCTCAATCAGAAGATGCGCGAGCTCGCCGAGACGACGAACGACCCGCGCATCAAGCAGGGCGCCGAGGAGGCCAGCATCGCCCTGCAGCGCCTGGCGATCGACAGCGCGACCGGCATCGACGCGGCCATCATCCAACTCCGCAAGAGCCTGGAGCTCCTCGACCAGCAACTCGCGGCCACGGCGGCAAGCGCCGGCGTCGATGCGCTCACGGGCCTGTTCGACGACCTCGTCTCCGGCACCAAGAGCGCGAAGGAAGCGCTACAAGACTTC